GGGGGCCGCCGCCCTCCGCCAGGCGGCGGAGGAGCCCGTCCATCTGCCGTCCCGTCAAATCCTCCAGGGCATCCGCCGGGGTCCCATAGACCCGTTCCCCCTGGCAAAAGCAGCATTCCGCCAGAATCCGCCCGTTGCACAGCAGAACCCGTTCCAAGGGGTCCTCGGTTTCCCGGCCCTCCCGCCACAGCTCCAGCAGCCGCCCCGCCGTCAGGGGCCGCAGTTCGTCCACGTCCCTCATGCGGAGGTCTCGATCCGCTTGGCGGCTACCACGGTGACTTTTTCCGCCACCATGGCGTTGAGCCGCCCGTCCTCCTCGATGCCGCTCCACTGGCAGTCGCTGTAGATGACCCGGCGGTCCGGTTTGCAGATCACCAGGGAGAAGTTGGCCATGTCGTAAAAGTTGATTCCGTCGGATACAGCGTTGTCGGTGGCATAGAGCCGCGTCAGTTCCAGGGTATAGCGCTTCTGCCCCTCTATGGTGGCCACGGGCTCACTCTCGCCGAAGGCCTCCACGCTCTGCGAGGTCTTGCTGGCCTTGGCGGTGTAGCCCTGGACCACCGCCACCTTTTTGCCGTCCATCTCCAGATAGATGTCGGCGCTGGTGGGAAATCCTGTCATGTTCCTCACGCTCCCTTCTTCAAATCTCAATGTGTACCGTCAGCCGCACCTGGTTCAGCCCGTGGGCCACGGCGAAGCCGAATTCCACCAGGCACACCGTGGGGTCGTCCGGGGAGGCGGTGACGGATACCTCGCCGTAGCCGTCGATGATCTCCGCCGCCAGTTTTTTCTCCAGTTCCACGATGACCTGGGACCGGATGGCCGCCCGGTTCCGGGCGTTGTTCTTGCTCCGGGAGAAGCGGCTCCGCAGGGCGGAGCGCACCGCTGGAATCACGTCGTCCACGATCAAAATCGTGGTCAGTTCCCGCCACGTGGCGTCGGCCGCGTCCCCGGTCTTGGTCCGGGTCGTGATGCCCCGCACCGGGGAAACCACCCCCGCCACGCACTCCAGGGGCGTCACGCCGCCCCGGACCAGCAGGTCGATGTCGTTGTCGCCGTAGTCCTCCGCCAGGCCCGCCAGCCCCTTGAGTTTGGCCCCGTTCAGGGGTGCCGCCGGATCGGCGGCGGAAGCCGCCAGGGCCGCTACCGCCGCCGCGGCGAAGACGCCGGACAGGGGCTTTCCCGCGCTGTCCAGGGCGTCGGGCCCCACCAGGACCATCCGCTCGCTGTTCAGTTCCGCCGCCCGGTTTACCAGTTCGGATGCCTCCGCCCCGGCGCAGCCTGCCACGGCGATGCGCTCATGCCGGAGGCCGGAGGCTTCCTCCACCGCGTCCCGCAGGGCCTGGTGGACCGCCTCCTCGCCGCTGTCGCAGACCAGCACCTGGGCCTCCTCCCGCCCCAGGGCGGCGAAGGCCTGGGCGTAGTCCTCCGCCGTGCCGCCCTCCGCCACCCGGACCGCCGTTACGGTGGATGCGCCGTTTTCAAACAGCAGCCGCAGGATGGTGCTCATCCCCGGCGTTCCGTCCTCCCCGAAGACGGATGCCCCGGCGGCCCAGCTGGTCAGCGTCACGGGCTGGCCCACGGCGCCCTTTGCCGCCCTGGCCGCCACGCCGATGGTCCGGGCCGCGCGCCCTCCGGAGACCACCGAGGATGTGTCATACACCGAGTAAACTCCCGGCCGCTCATGCAGATTGCCCACCTTGCAAAACCCCTTTCAAGATAAAATCCAGAAACTCCGGTTCTTGGTCCCCGCGTTCCGCCAGGAACAGCGCCTCGCACCGGAGCTTCCCCCGCCGGAGGAAGAGCCCCGTCCGCTTTTCCCAGGCCAGGGCCTCCCAGCTCAGTTCCCCGGGCCGGATGCCCTCCGGCAGCTTTTCCAGAAGTACCGTGGCCGCCGTCTCGGCCCCCGCCTCGCAGGCCGCCGCCCCCTCTGCCCGGATGTCCAGGTTGACGATGCCCTCCAGCCGCTTGCCATAGACCTCCCGGACCTGTCCGTCCCTTCCCTGGGTTTCCCCCAGGTATCCGCAGAAGCCCAGGGCCCGGTCCTCCGCCGTACCCACGCAGACACTGGCCAGGGCCGTGTTCCGCCCGGCCGCCCACTTGCTGGGGAAGGCGGCTTCCGCCGCCAGCCCCCCGTCCCGGAGGGCGTGGATCACCGCGTCCCGCACCTGTCTCAGTTCCTTCATTCCGCCTCCCTTGCCCGCTCCAGCACGGCCCGCCAGTGGGAGAGTTCCGCGCCGATGTAGTGGGGCCGTCCGCTCCGCGCCCGGAAGCGCCGCCCCTTCCATAGGACCGTATCCCCGGTCTCCAGGGCGGTCTGGCCCAGGTAGAGCCATAGCCGCCCGTCCAGTGTTCCGATGGGGGAGGGCTCCGGCCCGTCCTCGTTCCGCTCCGTCAGGGGCTGGAGGAAGGCCCGGATGGTTTCCGCCGTCCCGTGCCGCTCCAGGGTGGCCTCCTGGCCATAGCGGGCCAGGATCCGCTGCACCCAGCGGGTCATGCCTCCACCCCCTGGGCCCAGAGGCCCTCCGCCCGGACGAAGGGCTCCATCAGCCGCTTTGCCGCCTGGCGGAGGCTTTCCGCCTGTCTCGCCCGGTCCTGGCCGCTCCCCAGGCTTACGGAGATGTCCCCGGCGGAGAAGGAGGCCGCGTTCCCGCCGCCTGCCGCCAGGCCCGCTGCCGCCGTGAAGGCGGCGGCGCAGGGCAGGGCCTGGCCGCAGTCCTCCGGTGCCACGCCCTCCCGGAGGCGGGCCAGCCAGGCTTGTTCCGCCGCGGCGCAGAGGGGGGCCAGGAGGGTTTCGTCCGCGCCCTCCCCCGCTGCGGCCAGGGCCAGTTCTAAAATCTGCGTTCTCACGGTTCCACCGTCAATTCTGCGTTCCCAGCTTCAGGACCCGGGATGCCCCGGTGAAGAGCTTGGCGAAGCCGGAGATGGAGGTGATGGCCGCCCGTTCCAGCTGGCGGTCGATGAGCTTGTCGTACTCCACCGTTACCTCGCCGCCCACTACCTGTTCCAGGGCGTAGTGCTTGTCCAGCCCGATGATGGTCCCGGCGGGCATGGCGCTGGTCCGCAGCAGCTTGGCCCCAAGGGGGGTGGACAGCGTCCCCGTGCCCTGGAAGTTCAGGCCCGTCAGGGGGTTTTGGAACTCCTTGAGCCGCAGCAGCTTTAGCATGGCGCCGCCGTCCACCAGCAGGGTGTTCATGGTGTAGGGGTCAAACTTGTTCCAGAACTCCAGCAGGGCGTCGTAGGTCAGGCCGCCGTCTAGGGCGTCCGTCTCCGCCGGGTTGTGGTTGCCGTCGCCCTCCATCAGTACCTGGATGGCGTCCTGGAGGTGCATTTTCCCGATATAGGCCCCGATCTGCCGCAGGGTGACGGAGAAGAGGTCCAGCCGCTGGAAGCGGATGGCCTCATAGGAGGCCACCAGCATCCGGCCCCGCTTCCGGAGTTTCACCAGGTTTTCCTGGGTCCGCACAGAGGTTTCGGGAATGGCCGCCCCTTCCTCCACCGGGACCAGTTTTTTCTCCTCCTCCGTGGGCACGGAGGCGATGGAGCGGTAGTCCATGCCCTCGAACTTGGTTACCGTGGCGGTGATGTCCGGCAGGGTGCCGCCCTCCTCCAGTCCCTGGCGCACCACCCGGGAGACGAACTCCGGGAACAGCACCGAGGACTCCGTGGTGTGGAAGAACGTTTCCACCTGGTCGCTGTCCGCGCCCTTGACCCGGATGCCGAAGCGCTTCAGCTGCCGCTGGAAGGCGTCCAGCCCCTCCACGGGGGTGCCCCGGTAGGCCTCGCTGGGGTCCAGGTCCTCCAGGGTCTGGGTGAAGCTGGTGCCTCCCCGGCCGTACATGCCCTTTTCCAGCCGCAGGTTCTCAAATTGATAGCTCATGCCGCGTTTCCTCCTTTTGTATATCCGGCGCGGGGCCCTTGCCCCGCGGGCCGTCCTCAAATCCGGAACGCCTCCGCGTCCTCCGCCCTCCCGGCGTCCCGCCTGCGCAGCTGCGCCGGGACGGGAAAGCGCTTGGCCGCCCGGGCCTCATAGGCCCGGCGCAGCTCCAGGAGCTCCGGTTCCTCCAGGCGCTCCGCCGCCTTGGCGAGGATGCCGCCGTCCAGTCCGTCGTCGGCCAGCATGGCCAGGCGCGCCACCTCCCGGCGCAGCGCTCCCAGGTACTTCCTCCCCAGTTCCGCCTCCCTGCGGAGGGTCCGGTCCTCCTCCCGCTCCTGGCCGAAGCGTTTGAGGACGCCCGCCGCCCTTTGGGCGGGTACGGCCACAAAGGACCACTCATAGGCGTCCGTGATGTCCCCCAGCTCCCGGAAGCACAGCTGTCCGTCGTAGGTCCGCCCTGGCACGTGGGCGCAGCCGCCGTGTTCCGACCCGCAGATGGAGCACGCGCTCCGCCCTGCGCTGCATCCCACGCTGACCTCCTTTTTGATGCCCCCCTCGATTTCCGCGATGAGTTCCTCGTTCTTTTCCGTCCGCAGAAGATAGGCCCAGCCCTTGAGCCAGCGGTATTCGTCTCCCGCCTGGGTGCGCGCCGCTGGGTCCCGTACCACCTCGGTTTTGTAAATCCGGGCGGTCTGTCCCCGGGTGCTCCACTGGTGGTCGAAGATGCCGCTCTTGCCCACGAACAGTTCCCCCAGGCGCTCCAGGGCCTGGTTGTCGAACCGCTCAAAATCCCGGTCCACCTCGTTATCGCACAGACGCAGGGTAAACACGTACACCTGCTCCGCCGTCAGCTCCGCCTTGGCCAGCCCGTTGATCAGGGCCAGGTCCTCCGCCGTGGCGGCCAGTCCCTTCCAGTCCTCCATATTCGCTCCTCCCAAACCTCACGCCTCCGCGCGGTCGTTTTCAATCCGCAGCTTCCGGGCCTGCTCCCGGTAGAGTTCCGCCCGGGCTTCCTCCACCTGGTCCTGGAGGTTGATGTCGTCCCATACCACCTGGAAGCCGCAGGCATAGCCCCGCATCCGCAGCCACAGGCGGCATACCCGTTCCACCACGGGAGTCAGGGTGCGCCGCAGGGCGGTGACCTCGGTGGTGAGCATATCCGCCTGCTGGCTGCTCATCCGCTCTGTGGAGTTCCAGCTCAGTCCCAGCATAAAGGGCGGGATGCCCGTCTTGGCCACGATCTGCTCCAGAATCTGCCGCACGGGCACCTGGCTGTCCAGTATGGGCGCGTCGGCCCCGATGACCCGGATGTCCACGTCTCCCGCCGCCACGAAGTCCCGGACGCTTCCGCCCCGGGTTTCCCGCATGGCCCGGGACCACTCTCCCGCCAGCAGCTTTCCCCGCTCCGCGGCTCCCTCACCCCCCTGGCAGGTGACAGCGAAGCGGAGGTTTCCGCAGCGCTCCCAGTTCACTCCCACGGTGTGGTAGATTTTCATCAGGATGTCCGCCAGGAAGGGTAGGGACCGCAGCAGGGAGACCCCGTAGGGGTTTTCCGCCTCCGGGTTTAGCGGCGTGAAGAGAATCAGGTCCTGATAGGGCAGGGCCGTCATCCGCCCGTCCTCGCCGGGTCCCCAGACGGTGAAGGCCAGGGGGCTTTCCCCCTCCCGGATTTCGATGTCCTCTACCCGCCCGCAGAGCAACGCGGCGATGTCCCGGTTTCCCACGGCGGGGACGATTTCCCCCACGGCCCGGCCGCAGGTCAGCAGGGAGTCCAGGTAACGGTCCAGGAAGCCGTTGAGCCCGAACTGCCCCCGCCCCGTGGGGACAGTCCGCAGGAATTCCCCCAGTTCCCGTTCCGCCTCCCGGTCCTCGCAGGAGACCGACAGCCCTCCCGCCATGCGGATGAGCTTGTAGATTGCCGCGTCTACCACGGGGACGGCTTCCCGCACCGCCCGGTAGAGCCGGGCCTCCCCGTTCCGCAGGGGGATGTATTCCCCCAGCGTCCGGAAGGGGTGCTGTTCCCCGTTCCGCAGCTGTACCGCCGCGGG